TTACTGTTGGAATTTCTCAACAACTAAATGAAAGTAAAAAAATTGAAAGTTCTTTTATTGTATTTGAAAAAGTTCTACAAAATTTTACATTTGAAAATAAACCTTTAATAAATTTTTTCACATAATTTTTTTAAAACATATTTTTTATTATATTTGTGATTATGTATATAGGAAATATAGTTACAGATAATATTATTAAAGATAGTGATTTTAAAGTTTGTACATCTATTGATTTAATAGATGAAACTTTACCCACATTAATTATTGGTTGGAAACTGGTAAAGGAGATGTATGGTGACAATGTTTCTATATTACATAAAAAAATAAATCAAAGAACATATTGGACTTTCAATAAGAAAGAGAGAAAAATTGATTTTGAAAATGATTTAGAACTTTTTAAAGATTTTTGTATTGAAAGTTTTGGTGAAAACATTCCATATGTATACTTTGATATATTATATGGTAAAAAAAATATTAACTATAGAATATTAAGAAAATTATTGTCTTTAAAAAATCCAATAACTTACATTGATGATAATGGTATGGTATATATTTATTCTGAAAATATAATTTTTGGTATTGATTTAAATATATTGGATTTTTTTAAGGGTAAGAAAGATAAAGTTATTAAAAAACTGAAAAACATCAAAAACAATGTTTTTGCAAATAATGAGATATTTAATAGTAATGGGGATCTTTTAATAAAGGTTAAAAATAAGAAGAGGTTGATCCCTTACATTACTAATATCTTAAATAATGGGTAAAATTATAACTTTAGCGTCTTTTGTCGTAGATGAAAAAATCACATCCTTTAAAAGTTATCTAAAAAAAAGATTTAATATTGATGAAAAGAATATATTTGAATATTCTTTTGATGATGATGAAAAGACTATATTAACATATAGAGTTCATTTGGATGATGGTGATAGAATAGACACAAAATCATTTTTTCCAACAACAATTATAGTACATAAAAAAGGTGAATGTTTTTATACAATTAATGCCTTAAATAGACTTATTGAGTCTTTGTATGATTTGGAAACTGGTAACATAAACTACAAAGATTATAGTATAGATTGGAATGAATATCAGAACAAATTTATTATCGTAAAGTACAAAGAATTAAAAATAATAGACATAAAAAGAATTTTTTCTTAAAAATAGAATATTTATATAAAAACAAATACTATGGAAAATAAAGAAAAAAAAGAAAAAAAAGAAATGATTAATGATAAACTTGATCAATTTTTGGGTAATAAAAACAATTATAACACACAAGAATGTGTTGGTGATGAGTGTATGATTAACGATGGTAAAGAAATTGTTGAGAGAGTAAATAAGGTTTACAAAACCAATGATGGTAGACAATTATTAATGTAATATGAAAAAAAGAAATTTACTAGAAGAGTTAAAAAGACATAGACAATTATTAGAATATAATTTTTATGTACAAGAAAAAAAAGATGATGAATACAATGGTGATTTATTATTGGATGATATGTTTTTAACAGAACAAGATCCTGTTCCTGGTGAAGAAGAAGATCCTTTTGCGGATTTAGATGTAACCGCAGATGAAGAACCAACAGATGAAGAACCAACAGGTGAAGAAGTACCTGCGGAAGAAGAACCTATTGAAGATGTTATGGGAATGGAAGGTGATGTAGAAATAGAAGATGAATTTGCAGAAGAACCTATGGATATGTCTTCAGATGAAGATACTATTGAGGTTGATGTTACAGATATTGTTGATAAAACCGAAGAAACCAAAGATTCTGTAGATTCTGTTAATACAAAAATGGATGAACTTTTACAAAAATTAGGTGATTTGGAAAGTCAAGTAACTGGTATGGATAATATTATTGATAAAATAGAAGGTTTGGAAAAAGAAATTGAAAGAAGAAATCCAACACCTGTAGAAAGATTAGAAATGAGATCTATGGATTCATATCCTTACAGTGTAAAACTAACTGATTTTTGGAAAGATAAGGAAGGTTATGAAGTAAATGGAGAAAAAGAAGACGAAGAATATGTACTAAAACAAAGTGACATTGATGAGTTTAATGATGACGAAATAAAAGATTCTTTTAACTCATAATTTGTTTTATAATTCTTTTAATATATTTTTTATTTATTTTTTCATTTAAAACCCGATTAAGTTCGGGTTTTTTTATGCGAAAAAATTTTTCAAAAAGAATAAATATATTATTTTTTAATAAGTATAATAGTTTGATTATCAAATAGTAATGTTATTGGTACGTTATTTATATATTGTTATTTTAAATAACTAAATTAAAAAATTAAACTAAAAAACATGAAAAACTTAAAAATTAATATTATTATAACTTTTTTATTATTAATTATTACAAATAATTTAAAATCACAAAATATAAACTTTACTGATATTCATTTTGAAACAATTTTATTAAATGATCCAAACATAAACACCAATGGAGATAATGTAATACAAAAATCTGAGGCAATGTCTTTTACTGGTGGTTTGTATCTTAATAGTATGGGGATTCATAATTTAAGTGGTATTGAATATTTTACACAAATTAGATCTTTATCTGTAAGTAATAATTTATTGACAAATATTGATTTATCAAATAACAAACTTATTGAAAAATTGGAAATAAACAATAATAAATTAACAGGTATAGATGTTTCACAACTAACCAAATTGAGACAATTAGATATCAGTAAAAATTATATTTTTGATATAAATGTTAACAATAACCCTAATTTAGAAGTCTTAAAATGTGGATATAACAATATTAGTGAATTAGAATTATTCTATAACGAATATTTGGTAACACTAAAATGTGATTATAATAATATTCAGACATTGGATCTAAGTAAAAATATTAATTTAATAATTTTATATTGTTCTAATAACAATCTTACATCATTAAATATTGCAAACAATAACAACATTAATATGGGTTCAAAAAACATTGACATTACTAATAATGATTTGAATTGTGTACAAGTTGATAATGAACTATTTTCTAATCAAAACTGGTCTAATAGAAAAGATGTAAACACATATTTTAGTATAGATTGTAATTCTATTGATAGTGATATAAATAATAGTTCATCTGCAGAATTATCAGTATACCCTAATCCTGTAACAGATGTAGTTAATATTGATATGGGTGGAATTGAAAAAGATGTGGATTTAGAAATTATGACTTATACAGGGTTGATAGTACTTAAAAAAAATTATGACGAACTAGAAAATACATCAATAAATTTAGATCATTTATCAACTGGTTCTTATATTATTAAAGTAAAAACAGAAAATGGTAAACTAGAAACTTTTAAAATGATTGTTAATTAATATACTTTAATATATTTTAATAACATTATAATCCGAAGTAATAAAAATACTTCGGATTTTTTTTTATTTATTTGACTTTTATAAAAACGTTTATTATACTTACAAAAAATTTTTTAACTAAACATTTATAGAAATGAGTAAAGTTTTAGATTCTATTCTATCTCAGTATGAGAAGAATACACAGGAGAAGTCTTCTAAAAGAATGTCTAACCAAGAAAGACTTAAAAAGTACTTCACCGAAAAACTTCAAAAGGGTGTTAAATCTCAAACAAAAAAATTCAGATTTCTTCCATCTAGAGATGGTAAGTCTCCTTTTCAAGAAGTTTATTACCACGAAAAAAATGTTAATGGTAAATGGGAAAAAATTTACTGTAATCATTTAAACGATGGTGAACATTGTCCTCTTTGTGAAGCAAAGAATGCTTTATATGAAGAAGGTTCTGAAAAAGCAAAAAAATTGGCTAGTGAATTTATTCCTAGAAAGTTTTATGTTGTAAAAGGAATTGACAGAGAAAATGAGGATGATGGTGTTAAATTTTGGAGATTTAAACACAAAAAAACTGGTGATGGGGTTATGGACAAATTGATTCCTGTTTTCCAACAGAAAGGTGATATTACAGACGCTAGAGAAGGTCGTGATATTATTATTACCACAGGTAGAAATGACAAAGGTTATTCTGTTGTACAATCTATTATGCCTGATGATGTTAGTATTTTAACTAATGACAAAGAAAAGGCGAATGAATGGTATAACAATGAGGAAACACATAGAGATGTGTATTCTAAGAAATCTGAGGAATATCTAAACATTGTGGCAACTAATAAAACACCTGTTTGGGATTCCGAACAAAGTAAGTATGTTGCTGAGGAAGACAGAGAGGAAAAAGAAACTGCATCCTTAGAAGAAGAAATCAATTTAATGAGCAATGGTTCTGAACACATCTTTGGTTCTGACACATCAAATAATGATGATGTTGATAGTGATGATGATTCAGACGATGAACTACCATTTTAATTATGGCTAGAAAACCTTTAAAGAAAAAAACAATAGATTTTTCGTCAATTAGGAAGAAGTTTTCATCTAGTGAGAAATATAAAGAACAAAAATATTTCGATCTAGGTGAAGCCTTCCAAAAGGCGACAGGATTACCGGGACCCGCAATGGGGCAAATTAATATGTTCTTAGGACATTCTGATACTGGTAAAACTACTGCACTTATCAATACTGCGGTTGATGCACAAAAGAAAGGAATTTTACCTGTTTTTATTATTACAGAACAAAAATTCAGTTTTGAACATGCTAAGACTATGGGTTTAAAAACTAACTACATTGAGGAAGTTGATGAATCTACAGGTGAGGTTAGTGCATATTGGGATGGTTTCTTATTGTATAAGTTAGGTTTTGAATATATCGAACAAGCGTTTGAATATGTAAACGAAATATTGGATGCACAAAGAGATGGTGACATTCCTTATGACATTGTATTCCTTTGGGATTCTATTGGTACTATACCTTGTAAAATGTCTTTTGATGGAAAAGGTGGAAATCAACATACCGCAAGAGTAATATCTGAAAAATGGGGTATGGGATTGGCACAAAGAATTACATCATCAAGGAAAGAAACCGCACCTTTTACAAATACAATGATTTTCATAAACCAACCTTGGGTTGAATTACCTGATAATCCATTTGGACAACCAAAGATTCAACCAAAAGGTGGACAATCCATTTATTTGTCTTGTGCTTTGGTTTATTTGTTTGGAAATCAAAAAAGTTCTGGTATATCTAAATTATCTGCCACCAATAAAGGTAGAAAAGTTAATTTTGCGATAAGAACAAAAGTCGGTATACTTAAAAATCATATGAATGGTTTGGGGTATGCGGATTGTAGAATACTTGCTACAACACACGGATTTATCGAAGATGATAAAAAGGCAATAGATGGTTATAAGAATGACTATAAAGAATATTGGTCTGAAGTTTTCGATACTGTTGGTTCTGATTCAAAAGACTTTGAAGTTGTTGAAGATGATTTTATGGAGTCACCTGTTGACTACAGTGATAATTGATTTTTTAACTCTGAAAAGTATGGATTTTGAAAAGACCTAGTAGACACAAAAGTTTTACAAATACATTACTTGTAGATGGTGATTCATTAATTAAGACCGCCTATTATGGTGCTAAGAATTTATATTCTAATGGTATCCATATAGGCGGAATTTTTCAATTCCTTACTATGTTAAGGAAGATGTTAAATGAAAACCGATTTGATAAAGTATTTGTTTTTTGGGATGGTAAATTTAGTGGTAGACTTAGGTATGATTTATATAAAGAATATAAATCAAATAGAGACAAAGATTTCTATATTGAACAACCACCTTCTAAGTTAGATTTATATTTACAAAAAGAGAGAGTGATATCATATTGTGAAGAGTTATTTATTCGTCAATACAGAGATGATATAATTGAAGCGGATGATTGTATCGCATACTATGTAAATAACTTGTCAGAAGGAGAAAGAGTGGTTATTATGACTAATGATAGAGATATTTGTCAACTCATAGATAATAACGTAAGTGTTTATGTTTTAAATCTAAAGAGAACTGTCACTAAAGACAATTATTTAAACCATTTTAATCATCTTCCATCAAATTTAAAACTAATAAAAGTTATATCTGGTGATAATAGTGATAATATCAAAGGTATAAAAGGTATTAGTGAAAAAACTTTATTGAAATTTTTTCCTGAATTAACTGAAAAAACTTTGACTTTGGAATATATTTTTAATAAAATTGAAACAATTCAAAGTGAACGTAATAGTAGGTTAAAAACATTGGACAATATTTTAAATAAAGTTACTGTTGGGGTACAAAAAGAAAACATATTTGAGATAAATGAAAAGTTGGTTGATTTAAAAAAACCTTTATTGACAGAAGATAGTAAAAATGATTTAGATAATTTAATTCATTCCTCTATTGATCCAGAAGGTAGATCAACTAAAAATGTTTTAAAAATGATGGTTAGTGATGGATTAATGACTGCCATTCCAGGGGGACAAGATGGTTATATACGATTTTTAGAACCATTTTTACCATTAATAAAAAAAGAGAAAAAATTATTTAAAAAAACAAACATTTAAAAGTATGAAAAAGACTTATAAAAAATATCCGTTTGAGTTTATGTTTTTAATAAACGATAACCCTATTGTTGGTAGAAATTTTCCTATAAATGGTTTCAATAAAAAGAGTATTCTTTCTTATGAACTTAAAGAAACTATTGATAGTATTGTAGTACAAATCCAAAGATTTTTTAAAGAGAAAAGTTGTGATTATCTATATAGATATCATAACTATTATAACAACGAAGATAGTCTTAATGTAGAAGATGTTTATGAAGATGAAGACATATTTAAATTCCAAATTAAGTATAAGGGTAGAGTAATATCTTCTAGAATATTTTCAGGAAATGACTTCCCACCGAAGGTAAGATATGATGTGGACATAAGAAGAATTATACCTAGAATCATCGAAAAAATACAAGAATCCTTGAGTCAAAAAAAATATACGCAAAATTATCTCGAATATGACTTGACTAGTATATTTATAAATAAATAAAAATTAAAAAGATGGCGAAAAATCAAAGTTCAAATTTAGGTTACTTAGGACATACCTTTCAAGTTAAGTTATTAAAACAAATTATTGAAGATCATAAATTTTCTGAAAGTATTATTTCCATAGTCAATCCTAATTACTTTGAAAACGAGTATATGAGAATCGTTGTTTCAGGTATAAAGAATTACAATGAAAAATACGATACAATTCCAACGTACAATACAATATCGAATATTATTAAAACTGAGGTAAAGAGAGAGATACCCAGAGAGTCAGCGATTGAGTTATTGAAGGAAGTCGAAAGTACTGATAGTAAAGACTGTTTACACACACAAGAAATTGCCATTAAGTTCTGCAAACAACAGGAACTAAAGAAGGCTACACAAAAGATTCAGAAGATTTTAGATACTGGAGATTTTGATAGATATGAAGAGTGTGAAGAGATAGTAAAACAGGCTATATCGGTAGGTTCTAACAAGGATGAAGGTATTGATGTTTTTTATAAAATTGAAGATGTTTTAGAAGACGATTTTAGAGATCCTATTCCAACAGGGTTAGTTGGTATTGATAATTATATGGGTGGTGGACTGTCAAAAGGTGAGTTGGGAGTTATTTTAGCAGCAT